CAGGAGTATAACAAGCCACTGTTACCACCCCAGCATGACGAAAGTTATTGGTCGTGGCCCCTGTTGAAATCTGAGTTGCTGTGCCGTCCACGATACCGAATTCAACCCAAGAAGTATTCGGTACTTTAAACTGGGTATTTGGCCAAGATATTTTAACAGTAGGATTATTAGCCACCATCTCTGTATTGAATCTGGACCTTATAGTGTTATATGCAGCCTCATAACTCATTATACACGCCTCGCATGGACTGTATATACTGCTGCAGCCGGGTCACTGGTAACAGATAGCACACTCCAAACCAATGCTCCTTGAGTAATCTTATCCCCCGGTTGTGGTGTGAAGGCTATATTGTACCCATTTATCATTATCTTCTTATCACCATCCTGCACTGTATTCCCCAGATAACCCTCTTCAGGCCTGGTCAACAGAGATATAGGCTCAATAATTACATTGATGGAGTAATCGGTTGAGGTTGGGGTGGCCAATCCAGTTGAAGGATCATATGGAACCTCTACAGCTGCCGAGATGCCAATATCAACTGGCTGGTCCTGGCTAGAATATGTGACAGCAGTCTTTATATCCCCGAAAGCCGAGAACAAAGCATCTGCCCCTTTCTGGAATGCTGCTGTTAATCCCATACTATGCCCTCACCAATCTGATCACGCCAGACTCTTTAGAAGATCCGAATGGACTTACCATTGAAATAATCGTATCATCCATGACTTTTGCTGAATCTGATTTATCTATTTTCATCATCAATGAGCCAGCTTTTAGCTCTGAGAACCCTTTTGTGCCGGATTCTGCTGTGCGGTCTGACCCGATTAGCAACCGAGCCAGTTCTGCTGTGGCATTGATTAAGTCTTGAGGAATTTCTGTGGATTCTATCGCATAGCCACCACGATCAGTAGTGTTATGCCTTGGCCATTGGAGAGCATTTGTCTCATTGGCTTTTGTACCGTCCCAAGTGAACTTTTCATCCAGTTGGCGAGTGGCCATTGCTAGTGCAATATCTTTCGTGGCATCAGTAGCTCCGGTCCAATCTGAGCTATATAGATGAGCATCGTGATATGCGTCACCTTCTGCTATGGAGGTATAGGAATTGGCATTGGACTTTCCAGAGCCATCTTCAACTATTAGGGTTATTGCCATCTTTCATCTCTCCGATTGCCCCACCAGGGTGAACGGCTAAAAAATCTTCGTTCGTAAAACCCCGATTAATTGCTAATTCTATCGCAATTGCATCGCCAAGTGCCATTTGCATCGTAGTAGATGTTGTTGGTGCATGCCCCCATGCTTCAGCAACTATAGGTAACTTTACTATATATTGGGCATAAATAGCTAGTTTTGATTTAACATTTTCACTAATAAGGACAATCGGAATTCCATTTTCATGAGCATAGTTCATCAAAGGCTCTAATTCAAACACCCTCCCAGACCTACTCAAGACCAATATAGCATCACCTTTCTGGATCAATCCAAGGTCGCCATGAGCAGCTTCAGTCGGATGTAGGAATAATGCTGGCGAACCGACAGAAGACAATGTTGCTGCTATCTTCCTAGAGACATGACCGCTTTTGCCTAACCCGGTACAGACTACCTTTCCTGGGACTTTTAAAACTTCAGCTGCCCTTTCTATGGACTCCTGACTTGTCATCCTGTGAAGGGATTGCATCGCTTGTGCTGCCTGAAGTAATGTGCTGTTTTTCAAGGGTTTCTCCTAACTTCTCTATCACATTGCACTGACAATTCCGGGTTGGGTAAATCTCCATAAGGCACTTTTTGCAATTTACAGATCCCCCGATCTTGGCAAATTTCTCAAAATATTCCTTCATGGCTTAACAGCCACAAACCCCAATGTCATACCGTCTTGACCTGGACGCATTTTCGCCTTCTCCTCATCCCACTTTTCGAATTGAGTTGCCCAACTTTTTACATTCCAACCTTCCATAAGATTCTGAACCTCTTTTACTGTGTAATGCCGGAAGTGCCATTTGTGCATTTTCTTATCAAAAGGGACTACAACTTGGTTGGGAACAGTCCCTATTACTATTGAAGTCATAATTGCTATCTGACCAATCCAGGCTTGGGCATCTTCTATGTGCTCGATAGTTTCAAGAGTGACAACAGCATCATAGCAATCTGGGATAGATGAGAAAGGAAGATCATCAACCCGGAATGTTAACCCTTCGTGTGCAAAGTGCGTTCTCCCCCATTCTACTGCATCCGAGCTACAATCTACCATATCAACTATAAACCCGGCTTCAGCGAGCATATAGGAGCCATAGCCACAACCCCCAGCAGCATCTAATATTCTAGACCCGACAGGCAATAGGTTTTTCAACTCCTCTATTGCCCATCGGTATCTAGCTGTGTGGTTAGGAGCAATCTGCTTCAACTTCTTGCCTACCTGTCTGACTCCACACTTCAACTTATCCTGCTCTTTCATTAGTTATAAGCCACACATTGTTCACAAGCCGTTCCACAAACATTCTTTCTGAGGTGATGACCTCTCAACTCTTGGAATAATACACTGTTCCACCCTTCCATGAATTTGACTTTATTCAAATCAGCCATATGGAATCGCCCGTCATGATCAAAACAACAAGCAGACAAATAACCATCCCAAGTGATATGCCCTTCTGTGAAAATAGACCAGCAAGGCAGTGGCTCTCTCATATTATCAAATCGCCCTGGATTCCCGGCTTTGATAGCCCAATCCTTTCCAGTAGCATACTCCCCTACTAAATCAGCTTGGTTGTACAAAGGCAATGGGTAAACCTCATCCATAAATGGGGTGACCTCATTCATGACTGCTTTAATCTTATCACCTTGATCATCTGTGTACTTGATATAAGAAGCATACAACCCGCAACGGTGGCCTGTCTCTTTCTCCACTTTATCCCGGACTGCCTTGGCCATTTTAGTATTATCAATCATCACCCGGAACCCCTCTACAGGAGTCTGGGTGATCTCAGCAAATTGCAGCTCGTCTGCATAGTTCATAGAGAATTTTAAGCTGTCCAGTCCGGCCCGTATACAAGCCTCAATCCGTTCTGGGGTTGATATGGATCCATTGGTGGTTAAGAATACATATGGGAATCCAAATTCCTTCTTGGCCATGTGGATAGCTTCTGGGAGCCATTTGCACATAAATGATTCCCCAAGGTAAAACATCCCAATCTCTTCAACCCCTGCTGCCTTCATCTCTCCGAGTAATCTACGGAAAGTTTTTTTATCCATCTCTTTCTGATCCCGCAATCTTAATGAGCGAGCACAGAAAGTGCATTTATAATTACAACGCCCGGTCAACTCAATCTTTACAGACTTTGGAGCTGGTACGATCTCATGGCGGTATTGGTCTGGAATTCCTGTGATGTTATCAATTCTCTCGGTGATGCCCATTTAAAACCCCTTTTTAATATGATTCCATGTTTCGCCTGAAGCCATCTCATCTACAGTCCATTGAGCATAGGCTATATCATTTGCCCAAGCAGTTCGGTCTGGTTTCATAGGATTGTCTGATCTGACTAATGAATTCCCTGCTATTGAATACACCATAGAGCCTTTATCAAAGGCAATAACTGGTATGCCTGAAATAGCAGCGTCCACCCCTGCATTTGAATTATGAGTCACTACTGCTTTCGCCCCTATCAGGTCTTGGTATAATGGTTTAACAGAATACCATTCGATGCCATAAACTGATTTATCAGGAGTTTTCGGGTGCGGCCTAAATATAACCTTTTGCCCACTACTTCGCAAAGTATTAACTACACTATGGCACCATTCTAAATGGTTTAAATCTTGCACAGAAGCATCCCAAGGGACTTGGCCACAAACGACATAATGCCCGTCTGGGTTATCTTCCCATGGCTTCATCTGAACATCAAGCAGATCCCAACGATTATTGTCACTTCTGAAATTGCTGAAATCAGCTCTTCCATTCAACCCTCCCCAACCGACCGAGAAATATTTATCTCGTTTTATGAAGCCCTTCTCAATCACAAGAGCCTTATGCCCATAAGCCTGTAACACGGCCCCTCGCCATTTCCCTGCCAATACTGCCCTTTTGCCTACTCCGAAAACTACAGCCATGTCATGAGTCTTTACTACAGGGTCATCCCTCAACTGAATAATGCCAGTTTCAATCCCGACCCTGGACAATCCTTCTTCCATGGCTGATAATGCAATTACATGGTCTGGTGGGTTGGTCGGTACGAATATGGCTGCTTTCATTTTGCCACCATGGCTTGAATCCCATCAATCACCATTTCAGGAGTTATACTGTCCATTATGGCCCTACAATGAAGACAATCAGAAAATTCTCCGCACGGTGTATTTTCATCTTCTATGTGAATATTTATATGATCTGGATAGCCGAGATTCTTATATGAAGCAAACCCTCCCCAGACTACTGTTGCTGGGATATTAAGAGCTGCTGCGGCATGGTGTAACCCTCCGTCAGAGCCTACAAAGCCCTTGGCCAGAGATAATACTGCCATAGCTGATCGGAAGTCAGCTGTGACTCCATGCTCTACCCCTTTCAATCGCCTAACCTTATCATCACCGAGTTGAAGGAAGAGGATATCAGGAAGAGCATTAACAACCGCTTGCCATTTATCAAAGCCCCAATCTTTATTTGGACCGATAACACCTTTGACATTCGGTTCGATTATGACAGGTGGATTATCCCCAAAGGCAACTCTCATCTCTTCAATGACTGGTAGCTCATCAGGAAGGAAGTGAAGATTGCCTCTTGTGGCTCTGTGATCTTTTTTGAATGCGAATGAACTGCCGGGAATTGATTTTTGATAGTCTATATATTGGCGGTGTCCAGGGTAATCATCAATCCAGAAAATCTCTTTTAGCTTTTCCCCTGGCTGCATAATGTCTGGGTGGCCAAAAAATACTTCACTCCAGTGCATCTGCTCTTTTGCTGCTTTTCCAAATACTGCTTTTCCTTCTGGGAACTGCTCACGCAATTTGGTTGCATAAGCGGTTGCCATGATATCATCACCTAAACCCATTTTGATTCCCCCGAATCTATTCTATTTATCTTTCATTAAAACTTTGGCTTGGGCCATATTCCGTGGAGTAACGCCCGTCTCTGCTTTAACATGTGCCCTTCTTTTTACCCAAGGCAAAGATTCCCAATCTGTTGAAGACTCTTCAGGCTCGCTGACCTTTACTTCTACTTTGGGAGTTTTTACTTCACCTAGATTCCTAGCCTCTTGAGCACGCTTTTTATCCCCAAACTTTTCCTCCCTCTTTGGGTCGTGCTTCCGGTCATGTTCGATCTTACTTTGTAGCTCTGCAAATTTTACTACTTCACGATCTGCATCACCACGTTTTTCAGAGACTATTTTCCAACCACCTCTGACAAATTTGGAAATATCCTTCTGATAATCAAAAGCATTAATCTTCCTTTGCTTCCCTGTTCCGGCTTGCCTAAGTGTGATCTTATCTAATCTCATTTTATTTCCTAGAATATGGGCAGCCCCTTTCAGGGCTGCCCAATTTTAGACTACCCAGCGAGTGAAAGAATCACCCAACCGGGGGAAGATGAGCGAGCCATACAACCCGCTGGGCATCAACGCTCAATGAGCGTCAATCCTTCTACCCAGCGATGCGGCAAGCCAACTCAGGACGAACAAGCTTGGTGCCATAAAGGAAGTCGAATTCCCAAGCATTTTGCTTGTTCTGACGACTTACCTCAATACGCATGGACACTCCGCTCTCAGGATCAGTCATCTGCATCATGCTATCACTACCAGGCAGCCCAGCAACAGCAGCTTGCAGTGGACGTGTAGCGAATGCAAAAGCTTCACGGGTAAATGCTAGGTTAACAACATGTGAACCCTTGATGGTGATAACGCTAGTTGCGGAAGCGATAACTGCAAGAGCTGGTGTGATAGTCGCATTAACTCCGGCAGAGGTCACAGTCACAGTAGCACCAGTCACTGTATAGGTTTGAGTGTCACCAGCGATAGTAAACACATCACCAGTTACAATCGTACCCAAAGCACCGTCACCAGCAATCTTCAAGGAAGTTGTGCCGATAGCGGAAGTTGAGCCCACAGAAACGGAAGCGGTTGCCGTACCACGGGTGTGAGTTAGAACATTCTGACTCATGAAGTGATCGAAACCAAGCTTGGCACCGATCTCACCATTGATAGGAGTCCCACCATCACCAGTAACAGACATATCCCGGTATGCAGCCAGAGCAAGTGCCTGAGCCTCTGCAGTTGGATCCATTACTAGGTTACGACCGCCAGTTGGGCAGAGTTGTTCATTAAGAACTTTCCGTGCACCAGTAGTAGTAGCGATTGTTGAGAAAGGAGTTGTTCCGGCTGTACCGACATAGCCATAAACGCCAGTATAATTACCATGGATAGCAACATCCAGGTTATTACCCATGGCCTTTGCTGCTTCTGCAGTTTGCATTGGGATGAAATGCTCATTGCGATCGATCTCTGCCATATCCTTATCAGTCAAGAAGAAATTGGTTTTCTTCCACTGATCTAGGTTGATTTGAGTCACCCCAGGAGTGTTGGAAGCTGCAGACGAATAAGTTGGAGCAGCTGTCACATCTGAAACAGTTTGTGAGCTGGAAGTCGGGATGTCAATAGTTGAACCCTTCATCGCAGCGTTGGAACCGTAGTCAGTATTGACAAGCCGAGTCATAACTGTCGTCTGCCGCAGAGCCAACAGGCCTTTAGCAAGGATTTTTGGGAGAATGTTTGTTAATGAGTTAGCCATTTAAATGTACCTCTATCGAAAATTAATTAAAAATGAACCTTCACGATACACCATTGGCTGGGAAGGCATTGCCTTCCTTTACTCGTTTTGGTTGTAATTGCTTTATCCTACTACTGCCTTTCCAGATGCAATATCCTCTAGAAAGTGACCTGCGTCTGCGGTTGATACTACCTTCCTACCACCTGAACTTCCAGGACCACTACCTTTAGCACCGCCACCACTATTTGGTTCAAATAGGTGAGGTGCTGATGCAGCTAATCCTTCCACCCACTCGGTAATCTGCATAGGGTTACTATCCTTGCCGATCATTCTTGTGCCATCTGGATCCACTGCTACTGGTTGACCCTCGTCATCCAAATTCCAAATTCCATTTGATCGTGCCACTACATCTGGGAGTGCTGATGATCTTACCCCTAGCTTGGTGGCTGCATCTTTCAGAGCTGAGTGAATAGTCACCTCCCTCAATCGGGAATCCAGCATCTGAGTGCTTTCTGTAGCTTTGGCCAATAACTCTTCCTTGGCCAACTGCTGCTTTTCAAAGTCTGCTCGCATTGCGGCAGTTTTATTCTCCAAGAGTTTTTCAAATTCCCCTTGGTCCATCATCTTCTTATCTTCCATCTCATTGACCCGGTCAAGAGCCTTGCGTGCTGCTTCTGGATCTAACCCGTCAAACTGCTTCATGGTTTCTTCCAGAGCCATCCTACGCTCTTCAGCTGCTTTTCTCTCTTCCTTCTGCCGAGTCAAGGCATTAGCAAGAGCAGTAGCACTTGGATGACTTTCTACCCCATCCAGAGCTAAAACAAACTGTCCTCCTGACTCTTGGTATAATGATCTGAAATTTTCATCCACTTCTTCTAAACTTGATACAACTGCTTTTAAAGCCATTTGCTGCCCCCTATAAATTGATTGCTATGATAATAACCGTTTACTGCTCAAAATAAAACTGTTTTCTTGCTTTTAATCAATTATCCGTAAATTTTCCATAATCCACTGCTCTAAATCATCAGAAGGCATTGCCCCGACCTTCATACTCTTGATCTGACCATCCCGGAATATCATCATGGTGGGTAAACCCTTAACAGCAAATTGACTTGGCACTGCTGGGTTCTCTTCCACATCCAACCTCAAGGCATGAATCCCGGTTTCCTCTACTACCTTATTGAAATGAGGTATTAGCATTTTACAAGGTGGTGAGAAGTTAGCCCATAAAAGAGCGATTGATACTCCAGACTCCCCCACATCAGTTACAAATGTCCCGTCACTAGATTCTTGAATCATTTCTTCCCTCCCACCATACAAATACTATCTATGAAGCTGTCATCATGCTTCAATAAGCCGTTGACCAGAGAATCTCCCAAGACGGTTATGGCCCCAGGCTCTTTCCTAACCTTTCTGGCTAGCTCTGCTGCACTAGCTAACATATCTGGCCTAGTGAACCAAGGCTTTCCGTCCACCAGCATGCCTTCATCCTCCATCATAATATCCGTATGGGGTTTTGCTTTGAAGGCACTACCATAAAAAGATTGCCCCTCTCTCCATCCGAAATCCAGCCCGGCAACTATGATCTTCTTAAATCCCAAGTGTTGGAGTAGGGCCACTCCTCGGTTGCCTACTGTAAACCCACCGCACATCACATCACAATATCCACCAAACATCTTGGCATAAAAGTCCACCTCTCCTATGTGCCCTTGAACTATCGGGGTGAACGGCCACCCTTCCAATGTATTGAGTTCATAGTCCCCAAGGATGACCGACCCCTGCGTGTCAGTGAGCGGAAAGGCAACACCACGGTCAATTCTAGTATCAGAGTAACCACAAGCACTGTGAAAAAGGCGAACGTCAGCCCCATTGCCAAGAAGATGTTTAAAATAGATGGGATTACAAGAACTTGCCACATAATATCTTACTCCAGCTACGATAGGTGTCTTGGCCGTCTGCCTTACTCCTCCTGGATCCATAGCCACTGAGAAGTCAACAGGGATATTGATGGAAGGAAGGAAGGTCAAGCCCTCCTTCATCGTCATCACCTTCCACCCGGCTTCGACTTTCTTCCTTAATCCCCTCTGGACTTTCTTATCCATGATAGAAGATCCAAGGCCACAAATGATTGCCCCTGGAGAATCCTTGAACTCTCCTTCCTTTGCATGGGTCAGGCCCAGTGTAGCTGAGTGCCTTATATCT